ATTGGAAATGTGTTTCCGCCTCTATAATGAGTTGCAATGTAGTTTACATAATCACCGAGGAGCCCTCTGTCAGCATCAGATAATTGTATTAACTGTTCACCTGTGTTTGGATCAATACCTAGATCATCACCTCTGTCGACATCGCCTGAATTGTTTTCATCAGATAAAGTGCCGTATGAAATTGAATCTGCTGAAGATCCTTTTACGTTTGCTAAAAATTCTTTTAATGTTTCTCTTGACATTTTTTATCCTGGTGTTCTGAGAGAATGCCACTCGTTGCCGCCGTCAGTGGAGTATTCGAGTGAACCATCTGAGTTTTTTAGATCTATTTGTATAGCTTCGCGATTTTCTCGTTGTGCTTCGATTATACTTTCAATTGCAGTTGCTAGATGTGCTTCTTGTCGATCAGTTATGGCATTATTTGTTTCCACGCTTAGTGTACTGAGTATCGTCCCAAGTTGTGTTACGTCGATGTCATCTGCGATGATGATATCTCCTGTGCCGCCGCCTTCGATGTCTCCGAGATTTGCATTTTCCGAGGACTCTAAGTAAGCTGTACCTCGTGTGCTGCCGTCTGAAGTCGGGGGATCCTCAAAATCAAAAGTGGGGGCGGGAGTTCCAGCGTCGGTGGGCAGCATTCTTGAAACGAACGCCATTAGGGTGGGCAAAAAACCCTCTTTGTTATCGACGGCTTGTTGCCCGTTGTTGAGGCCGTCGACAACTGTTTCATTGACTGCAGCTATGGTTCCTCGGACTTGTTCATATATTACTGTCACACCTAAGGATTGTTCGAGCTGATCCTTTCCTGCTCGTGTTGTTAGATTTGCTATTCTAGGAACATTACCCAACAGCTCCGTAGCTTCATCTGCTAGAGTTCTCACACCTTCAGAAAATACAGAACCTATTGCTCTGTTCGTTCTGGCTGCTAATTTTCTCATCCCGTCTTCGACAGATGATCCCATTTGATTCAGCCTTGCTATATCATCTCCTGCATTAGCAAGAGAGCTTGCTATTTCTGTCTCACCTACACCCGCCGTCGCACCAGAGACATCTGCAGCAAAACTAGATAGCCCACTGCCAGCCTCACCAAGAAGACTCTCGACTGCAGATATTGACATTCCTGTTGTATCAGCAAGAAGACGTTTTTGAGCCATATCCATGTCAGCCATGTTTACGCCGGCTGCTTCAAAATCTTCTTGAATCATTGCCAACATGTCTTGTGGGCTCTCGAATGATGCAGTCATGTATTTCATTGTGTCCATCTGGACACCGAAAACTTGAGTTAGTTTAGAAACAGAGTCTGCTGCACCTTCAAAAGTACTGAACTTTTTGACAAGGCCGGCGACATCATTTACTTCAAGCCCGACTTTGGCAATTGCTGCTGCTGCCTCTGACATCTCTTCGACTGTCATATTACCGAATGTTCTTATATCTGTCATCATACCCGATACGTTTTCAGCAATTATTTTGCTTGATATCCCTGTTTCCTCTTCAATAGCATTTGCATAAGCAAGTGTCTGTTGTAACAGATCGTTGCTTACTTCTCCTGTTAATGCAAACTGTCTCTCAAGGAATTTTTGAGTCTGAGTTGATGAAAAATCTAGTGCTCTACCATATAATGTAAGGTCAGCCATCTCTTTTGCTGTGACTGTTTCTGTAGTTGCATGTATTTGCAATAAGTTTGAACTGATTATTCCTTGATACTCTCCTATCAACTCTCCTTGATTCTTAAATATTGTATTAAGCGCTGCTCCGCTGTCAGCAGCCATTCCATAAAAATTTGTCTGCATTTCAGAGACACCGGCGTACATATTACGAAAAGTGTCATTGTTTTTGCCGAAAACATTGACCATTCCGACATGCAGATCCATAAGCTCAGAGGCCTGTGTATATGCCGAAGCACCTATAGCTCCAGCTACACTGTCTGAGTTGTTCATAAAGCCTTGTTTAACGGCGTCTATAATCCCGCTGAAAAGACCTTCTTGGGTAGTTGAATCATCAGCCATCTATATTCCTCTATAAAAAACTATCGTATACAAATAAATATCAACAAAATAATTTTATCGTCTGTTTTTATTGTTTGAAGCGTCAATTGCTTCTTTTTTATCGGTAAGCTCTTTAAGATATCTGTCTATAAACCACTTTCGATATCGTCGCGGCATATTTCTTGACTCTACATATCCTATATTAAGATATCGAGTCAAAACATACTGTTCTTCTAGAACTATTTCTTTATAATTAGACGGAAGGCCAAAGAAAATTGAGCCCAAGTGATAACGTCACTTGAGCCTCCTGATTGCAATAGCCACAGTTATAGCTTGTTTTCATGTCAATTCCTGGTTCATTATTTCTAATAAACTGTCTGATTGTTCGTGAGTCTCTTAGGGGCATACTTTCGATGAATTTTTTAAGTTTATTCCTGTCGCGTATTCCGTCAATAGACTGTATAATATTTGTTAATCTTGTTGTTACTCGATTACCATCTGGGTTTATGCCCAAGACTTCTTTATTTCTTATTTCGGTTTCTCTTATATCTTTTTCAACTGCTGTTGTCATGAGCGATACAGTTGCTAATTTATTCGATACAGGTAGATGAACTTCAAATTCATTTACACCCTGTTCTACTGGTTTTATATCAATATTCTTTAGTTTTAAAGATGTTAGATCAAACGTAGTTGTAGTTCTAGCATCACAGTGTTCGCATGTAGTTGATGCATTATAGTCAGCTCCGAATCCAGTCACTCTAAGAGCTACAAGGATTGTATTTCTGTCACCTACTAAAAGTTCTGATACATCTATTGACTTATCAATTATACATGATTCAAGTAGCTTGTCGATTACTACTCCTTGTTTTATATACGCCTGAGACATTAAGATATCTTCTTCTTTGGCAGTCATCGCCCTGATGTCTACTGTCTCTCTTTGATATAGAGTTGACTCTTTGTCGTACAATATACCTCTTGAAGGTAGTGGAGCCTGATCAACGGGTACTTCCCACCCGAAATCATCTCTCATTACGTCCCTTGTATTATGACCCTGTTCTCTTGCTTGATTAGGACTAAAAAGGTCCTCTCTTGACATTTTATCTGACACTAGTAATCTCCATATAGATATTCTATTCTATACAAATAAATATACTGTGTAAAAAATTATGAGCAGCTTTCGCAGAGAACAAGATAGTCTATGCTGTTTAGTTCGTTGAGTTCTTCGACTACAGCTTTTTGGACGCGATGTTTTACTTCGTAATTGTCTCTGTTAGATGGGTTGAGCCTTAGATTTACATCTTCAACAATATCTCTGAGATCTGAAATGTCATATTCTACGTGTATATTTTTCTTTTCACCACATTGTTGACACGTGAAACCCTTTTCTACTATTTTTGGAAATTTCCAGTTAAGATAGATATCTGTTCCGTCGTGAACCTTTGTAGTAATGTCGTCAACAATTCGTTCATCATTTTTATTGTAAAAAAAGTTAATCATTTATGCAGCCCCTTATAATACTATATATTTCATTCTTATATAAATACTAAGTTTTTGATGTTATATACAACAAACTCCCTATAACGATATTGATAATCATAATAGGGAGTCTATTAATTAATACTATATGAATATAGTGTAAAAAAATCAGAACTGTAGTACTGCGTTGTCGAACCTTAGTGTAAGATCTACTTGCATGATGTCGCCGTCGCCGTCGTATTTGAGGTCGCCGTATTTAGCACTTGTTATGAAAGCACCTTTTACATCCCAGAGCTCGATCACTGTTCCTACTGGGTCTAGAAGCTTAAGTTGTATGTCACGCTTGTAGAAGTCTGCGTATCCTGCTCTTCCTGAGACTGATTCAAAATGAGTACGTACCCATTCCATTACCTGTTGTGCGCCGGATGGTGCGATAGGGTCATGTAATGTTATATTCATTGTCTCGAATTCAAACCCACCAGCGATGTAACGCTTAGAGTTAATGAATGGGATCTTGATCTCAGTTATTTTCATTGACGGACGATTAGCAGTCTTGATCAAGAAAGCGTCGATGCCTTCTATCTGAAGTACCCAGCGTTGCCCTCTTTTTGGTTCGAACTTGTTGGGTAACATGTCGGTGACGGATAATGTTGTAGCCATTTTTGTATTCTCCTAGAATCTCTTTATTATAATTATATTGTTACAGTGTATTTGACACAACAAAGTCAAGTGATATGAATTCAGCTGTCTTAGTTGGTTGTAAGTAGATCTTTCCACGTAATGTATTGTTCTCGACGTCCATTTGCGTTGTTGTCTCAGTGTCAATTTTTACTTTATATTTATCAAGCCCTGATTTCTCTTGAATGCTCTGTAGAAGTGGGTTGACTTTAGCCTCGAACTTAGCAAGTGTCTCTGATCTATTTGGTTCAAACAAGAAGCTAAGGGCAATATTTTTGACTGATCGTCTTATTTCAATAAGTAGACGTCTGACATTTACTCGATCAAGTGCTGATGCTGCCTGTAGCATTGTCTTTTGTCCCCAGATTACAACCTCTGTTCCTGGGAACGAGGTAAGTGGGTTAATTTTTGCTTCGTAAAGTGAGTCGAGGTTAGCCCTTGAGAAGCTTGCTGCGGTGTCTTCGACTGACTTTAGAGCCCCTCGAGTGAAACCTGCCGGTGCATACCAAGGATGAGCGAGAGAGTCATTCAGAGCCATTGCACCAAGTACTGCCACTGAAGGTGGTACTCTCATAGCTGTTTTTGTTATTGGGTCAGTCATTACAACATCCGGGAAGTATGCTGCCCCGAATGAAGAGTCAAATCCCTCAGATATAAATTGTGCTATTGTATTACCGACATCTGTTATTTGTGATTCACTTAAAATTATTTCGTCTGCGCTGTCTTTTTCGAGAATATCGGCGATGTATAATGCGTCGAATCTACTCTCTACTGCGTCTATTGCATATTGAGTTACAGCACTGTGTCTTATACCGGGTGTTGCAAGTATTTGTATCTCTACATCTGACTTGCTAGTTATAACGTCTAGAGCCTTTCTAAAGGATACTATTGTTGGGCCTGATGTGCCTCCTTGATTTGAAGCATCTGTCATCTCCCACACAACTGCTGAATTTTGCATTTTTGCTTTTTGTTCCCTGAAGATGTTTGTTCCGTCGAATCCACCTTGCATTAACATTGTGAATTTTGCGTATGCTGAGTTTGTTGATCCTGTAATGTCTGTTGCCTTGAGGAAACGAGTAACTGATGGTGCTGTGTCATCTAATACAGAGTCATATCTATAGTTTGATTCTTTCCAATCGATTGCTCGTTCATCTGTATCTGTAGTATTATCTTTTACATCTACTTCAATATTCCCAAGAGTGAACTCGTGACCAGTTGTTGAAACAATTGAATTAAGAGTTCCATTGGGTAAAAATTTAACAAGATTCTTTGCAACAGAGCTTTGAACTAATGATTCATTTGGTTCATCAATATCTTGAACTTTTGACAACTGGAATCCCCAGTGAAGTTTTGAGTAAGGCTTTTTAGTAAGATCAAGTCCGACTGCTACATTTTGTCTGTAGGGAAGTGGGAGGTTTTCTGCAGTCACACTAACTGTATCTATTGAACCTGGGACAACTGATGCTATCATTTCTTCGTATGCTGCGTGACCGAATGGTACGGCATTTACTGGAATCTGACTTTGTGATACGTCATCTGATACTTCGACTCTTATGTACTTAGATACACTATCATACGTTCCTGAAGTCTGTAGTTGTTGTGTTGGTTTGTCAAAATTGAACCAAGTTCTTTTATCACCTATTTTTTTGGCGATGAAATTAGAAGACGTTGGGTCCAAATTCAAGCTTGAGAATCTTTCAATGTGTCGTTGTCCTGCATCTGTGTCATTGAATCCTCTAACAACTAGATCAAATGTTCCCCAACTTCCATTTCTATCGTATCGTAGATTAATAATTGATATCTTTATATTAGAATTCTCAAATTCTCCATCAGAGAGTGAATGAATTCTAAATAGGTCAAACTTTTCTACACCAAATGATTGTGATTTTACCCAGGGTGTTTTTGCATGGTTGAAACGCTGTTCGAATTTTTTGTAACCGTCATCTATCGCTCCTACATCTACAGCAACTATCATTTGTTCTAACGTTATCCCTTCTGGGGCTACAGCCATTTGATTCTCATCTATCTCGTGATGGACATATAGATAATGACCTTT